CACCGGACCAAACCACACCATACCGGGGATCGTTCGCACAATCCTTAAGCCATATTAGCAAGTGCAGTTCGCGCAGGAACACTCTTCGGTTCTTTGGCGGTTACTTTCTTCACTTCGCGGAACACGCCTCGTAACGGCTGGAACTGCGCCAGGTGGCGGTACTGCTCGAACTTACGCTGGAAGTGCTGTAACTCGGCCAGGGCATCGGCCAGCAGCTGGTCGCGATAGACCGGCCGGGCCAACACTTCCACCAGGGAACGATAGCCTCCGCCCTGCTCCTCGCGGTCCGCGGTGAGGGAGCAAAATACCGGCACCAGCTGCTTCTGATCGCCGACCGTAATGTACTCGACCACCGAGCCGATAAGGCGCCTGGCTTCCCACACGCGGTACTTACCGGCGGCTTCCGAATCCTCCCAGGTGAAGTAGTTATGCAGGCGCGACTCAGGGGATCGGGCAAATTGAACCACATCCTCGGGCTTCAAAACGCCATGCTGTTTCTCCAGGGAACGCAGCTCCCCGACGACTTCCGGATTGATCATTTACGCTCCTCCTGGTAGATCACCTCTACCACCTCGAACATTCCCCAGCCCATGCCCACCGACTTTTTGGAATCGGGCCGCCCTTCAAGTATCCCGCACTGCTTACCGACGCGGTCCATTAAATTGGTCACGTCCTCGACCGACATCGCATCGTAGTCGAAGCGCACAGTAACCACCGCGCCCCACTCTTCCCACATAGGGCGCTCGCGAATGTCAGCCACTCCCGTGGCATTGCGCACCGGCATACGCAGGGGCTGGGGCTGGCCTTCGGTGATGCGCACCAAAGGGGTTCCATCGGAGCGGTCGTAGCCGTCCTGGATGACGAACACCACCTTCTTAGCCACGGTCATATGGAATCCGGCCAGCCGGCAGGCGGAGATGCAGGCGGCGCGAAAAGCTCCGCAAGGAATCCCGTACCATCCTTCGCGGCTGACGTGCATGGCCGCCTGGTAAAGGGCGGTGAAGTCCTTAGGCTCATGCATACGGCCCTTGCGGCTGCGGTTGCCTTGTTCGTGCCGGCGGGCTATCTCCTCCAAAACCTTCTGGGAGAACTTGTGCATCACCAGCGGCGTGGTTCCGCGGATGCGCAGTCTGGCTATACGCTGCTTGGCCGGGGCGATCTGCAGAACTCCCGCCAGGCGAGCGCCCTTTTCTACGGGGCTCTGATCGATCAGGTTAGCTGGGTTCTTTTTGTTCTTGGTGGTCGTAGCTGCTGGCATATACCCTCCCGGTTGGTTTAGGTTACGCGGGTTATGGTGCCGCGATGGGATTGCACCCACCGGCCGATCACTGCCATGCGCTGGAGTCGCATCCATGCCAGCACCGGCGCCGTGCGAACGATAATACCGTCCTCCACAATGATGCCGGCGCAAATGTTGGCGAGGGTGATCTGGTAGAGCATAAAAATTTCCAGAAAATTTTGGCGGACATGAGGCGCGACCATGACGCTCGTTTGGGCTGAAATAGGCCACCTCGACCGCGACCTGACCACGCCTCACAACTGCTATACGGGAAAGCGTGACAATACTTGTGAAATTTTGGGAATATCCGCGGCATGGACGAGGGCCGACCGAGCCCTCAGAGTTGGGCCCCACCCCGGCCTCGACCGCTTTCCTGGATGGTCTAATGACAGCAGCACCGGATAGTTGCTGGCCGTACACCAGCGGCGACAAGGTGGAGTGCCTTCCCATTCCACCTTCCAGTGCTCATTACCTCAGCGCGTTACCCACTCCAAACAGCCTCAACGTCAACCTGCGGTAGATGGTTTACAAGATCCGAGCGTACGGGTCGTATTCCTGCCGGGCTTTGGGCTTATTCATCATCCTCGAGTGCATTCCTGCCGGCATTTCAGGGATCGCGAAGGTCAACGCCAAGGCATCGGCCAAATCCGGACTCTTATGCAGTCGCAACTTGATCTGATCCTTTGGTTCGACCTGAAAGCGACCCTTGGAGAAGAAGAACGTCGGAGTCGTGAGCTCTGCGATCAACTCCGGCAGCTGCGGCAGGCTCCCAGATTCTTTGATCCAATCGGCCATTTTCAGCCACATTTCAGCTCTCAGGTTCGCGTAGCGCGGGTCGACACTCGGCTTATCAAACTGAATCGCATACGGCGAGTGTCCCGAAGCCCTCAGAACATCAATCGCACCATGACTCCAGCCCACCGTGTCATCGAAGAATTCCTGCCCCTTCTGCGCGCCCCATTCGAGCTTTTTAGCCATCACTCTCGAGGCAATATCCACACTTACCGAAGATCCGCGCGCGTGCCGCATCACAATGGGCATAAAAGCACAAATGCCCTGGCGGGGAAAAATCACCGTCCGATCGTCGCCATATCTCGCCACATCGACACCCAACCGTTTTTCCGCCCAATCAAACATCTCAATAGTGGCATTGCGATTCATGGCCGCTTCCACCTCATCCACGCTGAGCAGTGCATTGATCGATCCTGGTGGAAACTGGCCGAGCACATAAGCCATTACCCAGGGATTGTCGCGGCCGTAGAGTGCGATCTGCTGTTTGGCCCACTTAATATCCACCCGCGGCGTTCGCTTGGGATCATCCGGATCGGCGGTAATCGAAACCACCTCCCAGTGATCCCTCTGGTTGGTGCAAACCTCATAGAGCATGCCGGTTTGAGAAGTTGTATTGCCGGCGGTAACAACTAATCCATCTTCACAGCTGGTCAGCCCTTGTTCAGCGGAGCGCAGCATGTTGGGTGGAATGTCGCCGGATTCATCGATAAGGTAAAACGGAAAGCGCGAATGCATCCCGGAAAGCGTTCTGCCGATGGTCTCCGGATCGGCGGTTTTGTTCCAACCTTTGGCCGCCAAAAACCAGGTTTCAGGGTGATCCCTGGCCACAATCCGCTCTTTGCTCCACTGAAAAGCCTGCAGCAAAAAGGGCGATTCATTCTGCCAGCGGGCCAGCTCCGCCCACAGGTTGTCGCGCAGGTTATCAGAGGTGATGGAAACCGCGGAGCCTTTGGGATATTCGTTGGGCGCCGCAAAGCACAGCAGGCGATGCCATCCCGCCCAGGCCAGCACCGCGGTCTTGCCCGGACCAGCACAGCTCTTCATGGCAATACGTTTGCGATCTGGCTTGCCCATCGCTTTCAGTACATCCAGCTGCCAGGCATCGGGCTGGGCGTGGAACATATCGCGCACAAACTTGATGGGATTGTGGCGCCACTCGCGAATGCGCGCGGTGGCTTTCTGCTGCCGCGGAGTGGTCATTCCTCCTCGAGCGCGCCCTCAATCTGCTTTAAGGGCTGCTGCAAAGGCTTGTCCTGCGCTGCATCCTCGCCGCACACCAGCGCCGCCAGGGTCACCAAGCCGGAGTGGCGCAGATCGCGCTGGTCGCGCCACTGTTCCGGCTGACGATTCTTCAGCCAGAAGATGCAGGCCACAGTGTCTCCCTCTAAAGCCTTGCGATAGAGAGATTTCGCGACCTTGGCGTCGGCAACTTCCCGGCCAATTTTTATTCCTTCGGAAAATTTAGGGTATCGCTTCTTCCACTCATAGATTGAGTCTTGGTTAACCCCAAATATTTCAGCAAGTTGCGGTTCTTTTGCGCCCAGTAGGCAATAGCCCGTTACGAGCTCCGCGAACTCCGGTTTGTAGCTGGTTGGCCGGCCGGCGCCGAAGCCTCTACCTACGCCTCTCGACTTGGTCATACCACCATCGCCTTATAACGAGCCGGGGTTTGTGCGCGCCGCTGGTAGGTGAGGATCTTCTTCACCGTGGACAGAGACAGGCTGAGTTCTCGGGAGATAGCCGCATAACTGATGGCATCATCCTCATGGCGCTCGCGAATCAGATCCACCACGAGATCGGAGATGTGGGCGTTGTGATGGGTTTCGCCGATACGATGGCCGCGCTCGTTATAGGCAATACGGATCGAGAGGGGAGGGGTCACCATGCCACACGAAATCCTTCAGCTCCAGGATTGAATGTGACTGTGACAGGGGAGAATAGGGATTTCCTGGCTTTCACCGGCAAATGATCAGCCTGGGACCTAAACGGATTGAATGATATCATACCCGCCAAATGCCTCCCCGATTAGAGCGCTTCGCAAGGGAGATGCGGCGCGAACCCACGCCGGCCGAATTGTTGTTACACAACGCCCTCACCTCTGCCTTTCGGCCGTTTGCGGTTCGGGTTGCTCATCAAGAACCGGTGGGTTATTACATCGCCGATTTCATGATCCATCCCTGCCGGATCGTGGTTGAGGTCGACGGCGGTTACCATCGCGCAGGCAAACAGCGGGCTTACGACCAGCGCCGGGATTCAGCCATGAAGGCCTTGGGAATCCGCGTACTCCGCTTCGAGAATGACCGGGTTCTCTCCGATGCGGCTGCGGTAGCTGCCGAAATTCTGGCGACCTGCGGACCATTACAAGCTCGCGGCGACGCGCCGGCTCCTCAGGTCACACAATGCCCGCCCGCTTATGCCGGAGGCGGCAAGAAGACACCCAAAGCCTTCTATCACAACCTCATCGCATTCAATACTTACACTAGGCCACGCAAACCTGTCCGCTAGGCGAGCGGGACAGGCCGGATCAAACCCCGGAGAACCGATTCACCGCGAACAAAACCAGTCAATACCCGCCGCCCCGAGTTTACGGGTACTAGCTGACGCCATAAAGCTATGACGCCATGAAGTTACGGCGCT